AGAGAAATACTGACTTACAAGGCAGCACTCACTGGAAAGCGAGTGGTAACAGTTTCCCCAAAGTGGACAAGTCAGATTGACAGCAGAAATGGCAAACGTGACGGCAAGCGTCATGGTTGCAGATATTACTGCTCGGATGGAATTGTTTTGGATGCTGACTGGAACGCAGCCCGAAACATCGCAATACGTTCCAAACACCCGACATCGAACATATTGCCGCTCGACGGCAAATTGCAGTTCTTTGTCGGCAGGTGCAAGTCAATGCACCAATGCGGGTGAAAGCCCTTGCAAGCCACTAAGTCTTTAGCTTAGTGGTAATTGACTCATTACTTGCTTTTTCTTTTTGCTGCACGTTCCGTTTTCTGACGTTCCTTCTCTTCTTTTTCTTCCTCTTCAATTTGAATGATGGCATGTACACCTGCCTCTGCTGCATTGAGCAACTCATCTCCCCATTTTGCACGTCCATCGATAGACACGTCAATGTGAGGACATCCAATTGTAATCTTATCTTTTTCTGTATCAAAATTGACTTGGTTAAATGCATCTCTAATAAGAATTTCCTTCTGCCTATCTTCAAGCATATCAAATGCCCGTTCATATATAAAGATATTTACAGTGTCAGGTTTATTTGTCTTCCATTTAGTTACAGGATTATCAAGTTGTACTTTGATAAGCTGTTTATCCTTAACCTTTCCAATACCTTCAATATGAACATAATTGTGTAAACCAAGTTCTTCTGAAATTCTCTGTATTAATTCCGCATTCTCTTCCGATAAATTACTAAATTGTGCCATAATTCAATCACTTTTTTAATTGTTAAACCTTAATTTTTTTTGCAAATGTACTACTTATTTTTGTAACCACAAACTTTCAGTATGATATTTATTTCTAAATAATGATTGTTTTAACAAGATTTAATATATGAAAAGTTTAGCAAGAATGCTTAGAGAACAAGCTGAACGTGAACAGCGAAAAGCTGAAAAAGAGCGCATTAAGAAAGAAAAGGAAGAAGAAAAAAAGCGTTTGAAACGTATAGAACATAAAAAGAAACTCAAACATAAACAAAATCAAAGATACTATAAAAAAGTAAAAGCGAAACGTTTGCAGGAGAGAAAGGAAAAAGGTGATAAGAAAGCCTATCATATGGTTGTGATTATGAAAAACTACAAACGTAAAAAGAGGCTTGGTTTTTCATGGTGGATGACTGATGCTTATGACATGTACAATAAAGCTATTGAGGAAAATCAGGCGACAGTTAAATTTCCCGTTCAAATACATGAGGGAAATGAAAAAAGACAAAAAGATGGTGAACGAAGCATTAATGCAACCTATGAGATAATGATATTACAGAGAACTCCTGAAGGGCAGCAAATAAACAGTTTTCGAAACAAATCGGGCAAATTCATTCCTAATATTATTATAGATGATGAGAATTACACTATCATTGCAAAACATGAATGGCTTGTAGAGGAAACTTTCAATGTCTATGGCTATCACCCTGTAAAAGATAGAAAAACTTTTGATTTCGTTCTCAATGAAATGGTATTGAAAGATTGCGAAAGGGATAATATAAAACGTATATTCTCATTCAATAATAGGGTTTTAATTCAGTATGACAGTGATATTGATATCATAACGTGTAAGACTGCTTTCGACGCAAAAAGGCTTTATAGTGAGCTTAAAAAGGCTACTGATGGTAACAAATTTCTTATATTTACAGAAGGTATGACAAGCAAGAATATCTCTACTTGGGTATTGAATAAATTGGAGGAGAAAACTGGATGGAAACGTTCCTCTTGCAAAAGAATTCACACGTTATAATATATAAAAGACGGGGATTATTCCTCTTCCTCGTCTTTTTCTTCCATTCTAAAATTAATCCCGTTTATTGTTGCGGTTACAACATTGGTGTGTTTGAATTTCGTACTTGGGCTTGTCATTCTATGTAGTTCCAAGTCTATCATTTCCAAATCACGACTTGACATTTTCATTACAATCTGAATGTCTTTTGATATATGTTCTACTTTGCTATCTTTGAACAACTCTGCCACATTATATAAATCATTGAATGTCATCTTTCGTAATCCCCAATATAATTTTTATTTTATCAACAAATTCTCTCCACTTTACCTTAATAGGTTTTTTCTTTTTAATAGGCTTTACATAAGAAGTAATCGGTACATCTTTCATTTGCTGCTTAAGTTGTTTTGCTATTGCAAGTTTTGAAACTTCCAATTGTATTTTTATTGCTTCCTTGTCTTGTTTGACTGCCTCTAATTCCCTATTCAATAAATAATCACTCATTTTATTGTTCTTCGTCTGTATAAGTTATTCCCATTCTTTCCAACGCTTCATCCAAATGATGTAACAATAATGTCATTCCTGCTGTCACAGCCATGTCAAGAGGTATTATCAGCCACCATAACCCAGTTGAGCCTAATATGATATTGAAAGGCGTAAATGGAACTGATATCCACAGATAATTGATAGTTGAGAACATGATACCAAGCCAACACGAACAACAAGCAACGCAAGTAAACAATTCTCCTATATGAGGATGTATCTTATGCGCTATTGCCCTAATGTATTCAAATATATGTAGAAAACCATCATAATATATGAGCAGTTCTGCCAATCCGAATACACAAATAAAATAAATGATAATCGTTACAATCTCCATAATATTCCCTTTATATATTTTGCATTATTTATTTTTTCCTTGTTTTTCTTTGACAGCTTGTTCTATCATCTTATCAATCTCTGTCGGTTCTTTAACCTTGCTGTTTGTTTCTTCCAATGATACCATATTTTCTTCTTTTACTGGTTCTGTTATCACTTCTTCCTGTTTGTTTTCAGACGGGGTTTGTTTGCCATTGGCTGCATCGTTTACTTCTGTTATATTATTCTCTTTTTCTTCTGCTATCTTTTTCTTTGGAAGTTTTTTCTTTTTCATCTTAAATTCCATAGTTCTCAACGTTTGCAAATCTTCTTCCAAGAAAATCTTTCTCATTTCATCAATCTTCTGCTTGAATAACTCGGATTTGGCTTCAATATCCTTATTATATTCGATTGTTTCATCTATAAGTTCAAATACTTTCTCTACATCCATTTGCAGAGGTACCCAGTAGAATTGTCTTCCGTTTTCCGAAGTAGTTTGGATATCACTGGAATTTATTTCCAATACAGTCCAATCTTTCGGATATTCCAAACTGATTATGACAGTACCTTCATATATGTTGAAATTTATCTTGTATGAAGATAAACGTATTAATTGTTCATTTAAAGTCATATATTATATTATTGCAATTAACAAGGTTATTATATATGAAATGGAACACCACACAAAAAATGTTCTCCATGCACCTATCTTGTATTCTTTCAATAGTCTGAAACATTTGACAATATGAAGACTTTCCCTTATGATATTCAATATTGCCATCACCAACAGAAAAATTATTAAATTTGTAATAGTAATCATCGTATATTAAAATAAACTTAATATCAATATACGAAAAAGGACAATCATAATCAATGTTTTTTGACTATAAATTATCCTTCTAAAAATATATAATATATGGAAACTTACTTATTGAAATTCCATCCAATGCTAAAACCAACGGATATGTCTGGTTTCTTGTTGAATACTCCATAACCGACACTTATTGACGGCCCATAATAGACGTTATCCCAAAATTTCTTCTTGTTATGCCATGTTGTGACATCTTCAATCTCCGCATTGGGGGAATGTCCAATTATTGTAGTAACATTACCATTGTTTTCAGTATTGACTATGGTAAATTTGTCATTTAACTCAAAATTTGTCTTATGCCATTTCAATTCTTTGGCTTTGATTGCCAAATCATATCTTAACGTGTCATTGTCGTATGTATACTTATAAACAGAATCATTCCCTACGTCAATGGAAGAAACATAAACAGTGTCAGTTTTAAACCTATATACATATTTTATCTCGACGGCACTCTCCAAGTTGCTCAAATTTTTAATGGAATCGTATAAGGCTTTATTTTCTTTTTCCAATTCCTTTAATTTCTGGCTTTCATACGTTTTGACATAAGTATTGTCGGTTTGTACAATAGTTTCTTGTTTTGTACTGTCTTTCCTGTCATTGAAAAACATATACACACAAGTCCCTAATAGAATTACTATTACAATCCATTGCACTATGGTTATTATTTTTTTGACACGCTCCGACATAATATAATTACAAACCTTGATTACTTATTGTTTTTCTTCTCCATATCCTTTAACTCATTAATAAGTTTGGGAAGTGCTTCATCTTCGTGTTTTCTACTTTCGCAAGTGGTATCTTTAAAGTAATCAGAACTCTTATAACCATACAATTCCTGCATACGCTTGATTTGTTCTTCAATCTGTTCTTTTGTATCTTTCTTCGTTACCTTGATTTGTGTAAATGATTTCAAATTATCATCAACCTTGCATTCGATAAGATATTCATTGTTGTTCTTATCTTCCATAATGAAACGGCTTCCATCAAATTTGTAATCATCGGGAACTTTCTTGATTATTTGTGCCTCGCTCAAGAAAACAGTATTTTTAAAATGCAATTTCTTCATATTTTTACTTTCGTTTTTATAAATTGTGTTATCTTCGAATTCTTTTTTGTCTTTGTTATGAGCTTTCAAACCTGCATGTCTTTCTTCGGTTTCTTTCTCATTTTGCTCTTTGGATATATTTTCTCTTTCATCATAGAAATCTTTGTTTCCTGATACATCAATTGCATCATCGACATCTGCATTTTTTTCATGTTCCTTTGATGCGAAACCATGTACTTGGGACTTAACTCTGTCCTTATATTCCTTACTGGGTACATACGCAAAGTTAACATCCAAAGTTGTCTTGTTTGTGTCATATAGATTTTCAGGGGGTGTATCTCTTTTTTCATTGGTTGCCTTATCTTCCATTGCCCCTGTTTCTTTCATTATGTCCTTAACAGCCTTTGCGTTATTTTGTGCGTCATCTCTGATCACCTTCGGGCCAATTTTTGGTTTTGACTCATTGGCACTTTCCGCTAAGATGCGCTGTAATTCGCTGATAGTATATACTCCTTCTGAAAGCATCTTTATATCTATTTTTAATATATTAATTTTTTACCAAAATCTGTAGAAGCCTGTTGATAGTTTCAATCCTTCCATAAATTGCCTGTTTATCAGTTTGAGTTGTTTTTCCCTATCTTGTTTTTCTGTAGGTTTAGATTGTTCCTCTTTCAACTCGTTTGATATATTTGCAAGATTTTCAAGAATGTTCATTTTATCAAACTCATCTCCTATACTACTATAAATATCTGCCATTTTACAAAAATTACACCTTATTAACTGAAACTGAGCTACCTACTCCATTATGACGTTTCATTGTTTCGTCATCCGATGGAAATGGCACATCGTATTGATAATCACCAACTGTTGAAGTTGTTGTAGCTTCTTTAACGTTATAAATATCCCGTCGTTGCATACCGAATACTGGTTGGGAATATTGTCCTGAAGCGTCACTGCCAGTTGCTCCACTTGCTTCTCCATCTTCTGATACGACTTCTGTCTGAGGCACATTTCTTTCAAACAATCTAATGTATAACCTTTTAAGTTTTCTATCAAAATTCTTTTTAGGAACTTTGAATTTTACTTTCATTGTTGCTGCTTTGGGGTTTCCGTTTTCATCTGTATCAATGATTTTCTCATCTTTTTCGACAATATTGTATCTTAAAAGATATTGAATAAGTTTTCCTCTTGTATAACTGTATGCAGTCAATATCGAAGATGGTTTTGCGTATACTGGATCAACTAACAAATCATGTAAGAATGATTTAATTGCATTGTAGAACTTGTATTCTGACATTTGAAGTTCCTCTGCAATCAATTGTGCTGTCTGTTCGTCTATAATGAATACCTTGCCCTCGTTGTTTCTCTGTCTAATAATAAACATATCATCATCCAAAAGCAATCTACCAGACTTCAATCCTTTAATAACGTTATTAGTATTTATTTTCTTCTCTTTAGCATATTTTCTTACTGCAACAATGGCCAAACTAATAAATACCTTTGATGCATTAGGATACATATTCCTTATCTCCTGACCAATATCATATAATTTCTCTTCTGTTTTCTGGTATGTTTTCTTAACTTGATTATCACTCTTTCTGTATATATTAGGATTCTTGTCCATCTTCTGACCTTTCAAAGGTAATGGATCTGCATTCTCATATCCTTTCAATATCAGTTGTCCATCGCCATTAGCAACAATATCCATCTTTGGAGTAATATTGTCTGCATATACTTGTGTTCTACCATATACTTTCCTTTTTGCAGTAAGGTGTGAGATAATATCATCCATTGTACGGAAATTACCATTCGCATAGTCATATATGCATTCAAGAGCATTAATAACTTTGAACGGTTTTACATTCAAATTTATCCAATTCGCCAAAGCCATAACCTTATTACGGCTTTTTGAATTATATTCCTTTAATTTATTCAACTTTTCGTTATCCATTCTTTATTCCACTTTGCCAGAAACCTTTTCTTTGCCACATCTGCCTGAAAAAATCTTCAAGTATTTCGGCTGAAAGTTCCCTTATTCTTTTTCGTAATTCCCTTTCTTTAAGAAAATTATCCAAAGCTGTAGTAATCATACTTCTAACTTCACTTTTAGATAGTTCCTCTCTGATAAGGTTTCTTACATATCTTTCTTCATTTACAGTCATTTTTTTAACTTATAAATTTAATTACTTATATTCGTTACTTATAAGGATATTCGCTTATATTATTAAGCTATTCCTTATATATCATAAATATATATTTGCAAAAAGAAAAATCCTACCTATAAAGGTAGGAAATTAAAAAACTATCTATATATTAACTGCGAAAGCCGTTCTTAGTAATCATCACCAGGGGTTAATTGTGGCTTAGGCTGTTGTTGCTCTTGTGTTTCTTGTTCCTCTTGATTGTTTGCCTGTACCTTTTGACTTTGCATACCCATAGGTTTTTTATCTTCTGCTGTTTCCAGATCTGTTTTCCAATTCTTGAACACACCATATACAATTTTCAATTGATTGATATTTGTTTCAGTTAATTGTATAGGTTCAGTCCATATAAAACATCCTTCACCAGTAGGATCTTTTAATCTAAATTGAAATTTAGCATTATTTAGGCTTCCAATTTCTCCACTTAACACAACATCACCATCTTCGGGATAATACAACATTGGTGTCTTGAAATTTTCAAAGTCAGCACCAAATTGTTTTTTACAAGTTTCAATTGATGAAGCCATTAATTCATCCTGCATATTATATGGTATGCTCTCAACATTCTCCTTATAAACAGAACTCCATTCGGTCGCTTCTTTTATAATTTGTTTAGATTCTTGCAACGCTCTTCTGAGTGCTTTAAAATAATTTTGTATTTCGGTATATCTATCCATATTTCCTTTTTAACAATAAATATTTGATTAATAATCATAGTTGACACCAAGCCAATCATATCCGAACATTTCTCTCATAGTCTTTCTTTTCTTTGGTTCTTTCTTGTCTTTCTTTACATCTGGTTCTTCTCGTTTCTTGGCTTCTTCAACCTTTTTTTCCTCCTCTACAACAGGTTCTTCTCGTTTCTTTGCTTCTTCAACAGTTTCAATTGGTTCTGCAAATTCTTTTACTGTTTCTTCTTCTTGCTCTACTATTTCTTGTTTTTCTTCTGTCGGAGTGGTTTCATCAATAATTTCAGTTACCTTGTCTTCTTTGTCAATGACAGGCTCTTCTTTCTGTACTTCCTCCACATCTTCAGTTGAAATGTCTTTCATTATATCCATATATTCCTCTTCTATATTCTTTTCAACAGATGTAACAGTTTTATTCTGTTTTGTTGAGGTGGTATTTTTGTTTCTTGTTCTATTTCTTGTCATAATATATAATTTTTTTTTACCTTAATTCTTTATATGTTTCAAATTCATCAGACATTAATGCTTCAGTCCTTAATTTAACTAATGCATTGTCTTTTATCTGCCTTACTCTTTCATTGGTAAGATGTAATTCGTTACTTATTTCTTCCAATGTCTTTTCCTTCCCGTCTTTCAAACCGAAATAATCAATCAATACTTTGATTTCCCTATTTTTCAAACATTTCATCAAATCTGTGATTGACGCTTTTCTGCTTTGTAAGTCCATTAGTTCATTTTCAAAATTTTTGTTAATGTAATTGGTTTCATCATATTTTGTATTTGTACAATTTGTGAAAACATAATCATCAATTGCGTTTATTTCCATGTTCTTCTGTTGGTATTCCTCTATACATTCTTGGATAGAATTCTTCACCCACCATACAGCATACGAAATAAATCTTATATTCTTGTTTCCATCAAATTTTTTAGCGGCTTTCATTAGTCCGACATTTCCTTCTGAAATCAAGTCTGAAAATGGAACTCCACTTTTTCTGTAAGCCTTAGCGATGTTCACTACGAATTTCAGATTTGATGTAACCAATTTATTCAATGCCTTCTCATCACCTTGCTTTATCTTTTCAGCAAGTTCTTTTTCCTCAGCATTTGTCAAATGTTTATATTTCTTTATCTCACTGAAATAACTGTCAATTTCTTCAAGTTTCTCATATTTCTTTAATTTCATTTATAAAACAATATATAACCTTTATTTAAATAAATAGTTACGATAGAATTAATTTGCTAACATTGGTATTCTCATCTTTTGTAACTGTGATAGTTTGTTCATGCCAATCCCATACTGCTTCAACGTGTGAAACATGTAATATGAACTGGTAATTTGAACACATACGTTTAAACAATTCATGTAAATTGTCATAATTTGAAATACCAACAGTGCCAATAATTTCATCCATTGTACAGAAATTAGGACGTGAGATACTTGAAATTGAACATAAAGCGGTTCTAAGCGCAATAGATGCCATTGTTGTCTCGTAGCCAGAAGCACAGATACCTAAATCCATTGTCTTGCCATCACGTATCATATTCAAGCAAACCTTATTGTCTTCTGATACTGACAACTCTACATCAAAATCGCATAAGCCATTCAATAATCTTTTAATTTCATTATTAATAATAGGCAATGCCTTTCGAAGAACTATTTTAACAATACCATCTTTGCCGACCAATTGTTGATAAATCTTCCAGTTTCTTATTATTTTTTCCTCCTCTGAAAGTTTATCAATGAGTTTCTTTCTGTCTTCTATATTCTTCGTGTAATTTTTTATCTCATTCTTATATGCTTCTATCTCACGAATTACTTGCTCCTTAGAACGTGTTTCCGTACTTATGTTTACATCAACGTTTCTGATCTTTATATCAATCTCATTATTCAGCTTAATGTTTTCCTTGTTGGTTTCAATTTCTTCTTTAAGTTTGTTAAACTCAGCAATCTTGGACTTGCATAATTCGATATTTGCTTTTAAAGCTGTTAACTGCAACTCTATCTTATGTCTTTGGTTTGTCATTTCCTGCTGTTTTTCCATTTCCTTAATTTCAGCATTCAATGCATCAATAGTTTTCTTGTTTTCTACTCCCCGCTTGATAAATTCATTTATTTTCTTGTTGTTTTCTTCAATAAATGAATTCTGTTCAGAAACCTCAATAGGATGATTACAAGTAGGACAAATTCTCTTTTCAATAAGACTATTTATCCTCTTGTTATCTTCTTTAAGGTGATTGATTTCTACTTTTAATTCCGATTGTTGTTTCTCATAATTAAGGACTTCTTTGCGTTTTTGGTTATATGTATCAACATCAAATGTAGAGTCCTTTACACTTTTGTAATCTTCCTTTAACTGTTTGAATATTGCACGTTTTTTCTCTAACTCAGCAGTATAAGATGTAATGTTATGTTCAACAGTTGAAACATCTTCCTTGATAAGGCTTTCCTTGATTTCCTTTCTCTCCAACAGAAATTCTGTACGTTGTTTGTTGAGTTTCTCAAGATTATTGGTGAATGAAATCAACTTTTCTTGTGATTTGGTGATTTCTTTGTTGTCACTTTCGATACATTTATTGAAATCCTCAATTTCACTGATAAGGGTAGCCTTATTGTATGAATTTGACAAAAGAGTATTGCTTACTTTCTTTTTCCATAAATCTTTCGCAATTTCTTCTTTCTTCTCCAAAGACATCAATCCGAGCCATCTTGAGAACAGTTTTCCCTTATCACTTTGCCCCATTCTTAACAAATCACCAAGACTGTATGCCGTTGCCGAAATCACAAGATTAAAATCCTCTACACTACCAATGCTCTCTCTAATAATATTATTAGTTTGTTGTGTACTTTCGGCTTCACAATTCTCAATCAACTCATAAGAACCGTTTATAAGTTTGAAATATTCAACTTTTTGTTTGCATTTACTCTTTGAAGTACGTTTTTTCAGTGCAGGTCTTATAATGGTGCGTCTGATAACATAATCCACTCCGTCAATTTCAATTCCTGCTTCTACCATTACTTCTGTTTCTTCTGGTAAGAAAATATTAAATACACTATCCAATGTAGGTGACTTATCAGCTTTCCCAAACAAGGCAAAACGTAGCAAGTCAATTGCGAATGTTGTTTTGCCACACATATTCTCAGGCATACCATTTAACAATACAAGACCGTGCAGTTTAGTGAAATCCATATAATTACCTTTTCCATAAGAAAGATAATTATCCCACTTCATATATTTAATTTTATATGATTTGTATTTTGAATAACTGTCAAAATCAACATAGGCATTTACCTGTGCATCAATCTTTTTAATATCCTCCATATCAACGTCTTCAATCTGTTTCAATTTCAGATATTCTTCAAAAAGATTAATTTGAAATTTTGGTTCCTGAATGTCCTTAATAATATTTGACGCAAGGGACATCTTTTCACCATTCTCATCTACTGTAATGGGAATGAAATTGATTTCCACATTTTTCAATGGTACTCCGTATTTGTCCGCGATTTCATGTCTCAATGCTTCTTTTTTCTTATCATTGTAATCAATCTGAAGCATTCGCAAATCAAATATGAGTTTATCTGTCTGTTTTATATTTTCTACCATATTTTATTCCTTCACTTACTTTTTATTGTTCTACGTCTTCTAACCTTTGGTTTTGCATCAGTTGTAACTTCTTCTTTTTGCTGCAATGAAACAGTATCTACTTGTTTTTTTCCTTCTTGTATAGCAGTTTCATTGATTTCAAGAACTTTAGGTTTATATTCTATTGTATAATCATTGATTTTTTCTTCTTTTTTCTTTTTAACCTCTGAAACTTTATTATCATCCCCATATTTTTTATTCAAATCTCCATACCTATCAATATTGTTCTGTGTAACAATACAATTGGAAATATATTCTTCCAATATCAGATTGTTCATTTCGCAATATTGTTTAATTGCATCCATTGAACGTTTGGGTATGTCGATTTTTATCTCTATTTCCATCACAAACAATACTTTGTGCAAATATACAACTTTATTATCAAAAAGCAAAATTTCTAACTGATATTTATATATCAAAAAGCATTCAACAAATGGATGGTAAAGCATTGAACTACCCACAAGCTAAAGACTTGTGGGATTCCGACTTCATCGGGGAATGCTTGCGAGCAAGTCTTACGCCCCC